AGGACGCTAAATGGCCCGTTCGTCTAACGGTTAGGACGTTAGGTTTTCAACCTAGAAACACGAGTTCGATTCTCGTACGGGCTACAATAAATTGCGGGAAACTAGAGCTGGTGCACTGACAAGTCTCATAAGCTTGGACTAGGTGGGTTCGATTCCCACTCCCGCAACTATATTGCAATGCAGGTGCAGCGCTGATCTCATGAGTCAGTTTGGGTAGCTCCCCGTGGGTGGTTCGAGTCCATCAATTGCAACTATATTTTCCTCTCGTCTAATGGCAGGACAAGTGGTTTTGAGCCACTGAATCGGAGTTCGAATCTCTGGGGGAAAACATTTGGGGTTGTAGCTCAACTGGCTGAGCGCTTCCTTTGCAAGGAAGAGGATGAGGGTTCGAATCCCTTCTGCTCCACAAAAACATAATATGGGTAGGTAGGATGTTAGAAGTCGTTCCCCAAATTACGGTCTAACAAGGTAAAGCGTTCGGATGTAAAATTGGGTAAACGTTATTAAAGTAGTATTATGTTTTATTTGGTCCATTGGTGTAATGGCTAACATGCGGCACTGTCTATGCTGCGCTACGAGTTCGATTCTCGTATGGACCGAGTCCTGTCTTCCCGACAATAATTTTTCCAATATGTCTTTGTAATTGGTTAATATTTATAATAAAACCAATTATTATGAAAAATATAACTAAAGAACAATTTTTAGGTATTGTTAGACACTCATTAACTTTTCTTGGAGGTATTTTACTTACACAAGGTATGATTGATGCTACTTTGTTAATGGAAGTATCAGGTGCTATTGTAACATTAGCTGGTGCTATTTGGTCTATAGTAAGTAAAAAATAATGAAAGACTTTTTCAAGAATATGTTTTCCAATAATGAAGGTACTTCTTCAAAAAGAGTACTTGGTGCTATTGGATTAATTTCTATGATTGTCTTTATGTTTATTCATCCCACAAGTAATATTGCCGTAGAAACAGTAGGATACGTTACTATTGCTTATGGATTAGGTACAGTAGTTGAAAAATTCGCCAAAAAAGGCTCAAATCCCGAAGTATAATGTCTGCTCCAAAAACAACATTAGTTGAGTTTCCCGAAAATCAGTATTATAAAACTCAATTTACTAAAAAACAAATTTATCTCCACCATACTGCAGGAAATGCTGATGGAAAAAATGTATTCCATGGTTGGAAAAGTGATACCCAAAGAATAGGAACTTGTGTTTCCATTTCAGGTAAAGGTAAAAATACAATAGATGGTGAAATAGTACAAGGTTATTCATCTAAATTTTGGGCATATCATTTAGGAGTTAAAACTAAGTATTTCCAAGCAATGAAATTACCATATAAAGAATTAGATAAACATTCTATTGGTATTGAAATTTGTAATTGGGGTCAATTAACTCTTAAAGATGGTAAATTTTACAATTATGTAAAACGTGAAGTACCAAAAGAAGAAGTATGTGAATTAAGTACGCCATTTAGAGGTTACAAATTTTATCACAACTACACAGACGCTCAAATAGAATCTACAAGAAAATTGTTAATATATTGGGGTGAATTATATAATATTCCTTTAACATATAACGAAGATATTTGGGATTTAACTCCTAGAGCATATAAAGGAGAAGCAGGAGTATTTACTCACTGTTCAGTTAGACCTGATAAAGTAGACATCTATCCCCATCCTAAGATGATTGAGATGTTAAAGTCACTATAAGCGCATATATTTATTATCACAAAATTTGCGCGTGGTTCTGCGATCCCCTGTTGGTCGTTTAATATAAGCGCTATAAAAAAGTTATATACGATATTTATGCGCGTGGATGCAGATAAAATATTTGGATTATTCAATGGTGAAGAGCCCGAATCTTTACCTGAAAAAGCTATAGAAAGGTAATGAATTTCTTCTCCCAGATGGATGAGGAATTAGACCTTTATGATGTTGAACAAGCCGGAGAATTTGTAGTCTACAATAGAGCTTGGTTTTGGATTTCAAAAATTGACATTCAAGTTTCCACTCATCAAGATGCTTTATTACATTACGCAGATGAGTATCTTCTTACTTATGTAAAATTCGCTATTTCATATTTTGAAGAATTTGAAGAATATGAAAAATGTGCGCATCTTGTAAAAATTCAAAATCTTCTTAAGGAACTTTTAAACTAAGCTTGGCACCCCAGAATTCATATATTATATTGGGGATACGAGAGAAAAAGAAAATAAAGAATGTTATGAAAAACAGAGAGATTATAATGAGACGGTTAGAGCGAGCCGAGGGAGAAGTAGAGAAACTACATATGTTCCTAAATCGTGGGGGTTCAAGAGAACAAGTAGAAGAAGTATTGATTACTCTTCGTGAATCCCTTGATGATGCTAAATCATTTATTCAACAAGAACCTCTAGGTCCGGGGGAAGTTAATCGTTTTTAAATTATGCAACTAACAGCAGAACAAATTCAACAAAATTGGTTGGATTTTATTGGTTTTATTGATGACCATATTTCCGAACCACGCAAAACAGCACTTAAAGCATTTTATGAAAAATATGAAGACCGTATCATTTTGATGCCGGCTGCTCATAAAAAAGAATACCATAATGCTTTTCCTGGGGGCTATGTAGAACATGTTAATCGTGTTATAACTTGTGCTTTACATCTTCACAAATTATGGGGAGAAATGGGTGCCGATTTGGATACATTTACTAAAGAGGAACTTGTATTCTCTGCTATTAATCATGATCTAGGTAAAATGGGTTCTGAGGAAGAAGAATCATATGTTCCTCAAACTGATCAATGGCGTAAAGATAAACTTGGTGAAGATTATATGTTCAACACTAAAGTTCCATTTGCATCTGTTCCTGATAGAGGACTATATCTACTCCAGGCACATGATGTTAAGTATTCATTTAATGAAATGATTGCCATTCAAACTCATGATGGTTTATATGATAAAGCAAATGAGAAATATTTAATGGCTTTTATGCCCGAACAAAAACCACGTACTTCTCTTCCATTTATAATCCACCAGGCGGATTTAATGGCTGCTCGTATTGAGTTTGAACGTGAATGGTTACCTAAACTACAAGGTAACTTGGATACTAAGAAAAAAGGTTTTACATTGGAATCAAATAAAAAACAACCTTCAAAAGATAGTAAACAAACCAAAGCATTAGGTTCACTAAAAAATGAAGGTCTTAAAAATTTATTAGATAACTTATGATAGGACTTACAATAATTTTAGGTATATTGGTCGTGATCCTTGGATACACGACCTTTAAACCATAGAAGCCGCCGATAAAAAAATCCAAGAAATAGATATCAAAGGCAGCTTTAAATCAGATGATGAAGTAGGATTTTTCTTCCAACAGATACAAAGCATTCAGACTATCCTAAATACTTTCATCATTAAGAATGTTGAAAAGTAATGGAAGTAGTAGTAAAGAAAAAGAAAAAAGGGGTACAATACTTTACTCAAGATACTGAGGATGCTATTGTATTATATAATCATACTGAGGATTCCGAAGAAAGAAGTAGAATTTATAGAGAAAGAATTCACTATGGATTTTTTAAATTAACCGAAAATATTATCCACACTTTTAAATTCTATTATACAGAAGTAGATAATATTGAAGATTTACAACACGAAGTAATTACATTCCTTCTTTCTAAAATTCACTTATATGATCAATCAAAAGGTGCAAAAGCATATTCATATTTTGGAACTATTGCAAAACGTTATTTAATTCTTTCAAACCAGAAAAATTATAAAAAACGTGTTGATACTGCCCCCATTGAGGTTTTAGAAGAAGATGAAAATCATTCTTACAATATTGATGAAGGATCATATGATGAAAAATTGTCTAGTTTTATAGATGAATTTACTAATTATTGTACTGAAAATATTTTTGAAATTTTTCCAAAAGAATATGATGCTCAAATAGCAGATGCAATTTTAGAACTATTCCGTAAACGAGAAAATCTAGATGTATTTAATAAAAAAGCCCTTTACATTTATATCCGTGAACAAGTTGATGTAAAGACACCTAAAATAACTAAAATAGCTAATCAGCTTTACGATATCTTTAAAGAAAACTATGTCTTTTATTTAGAACACGGATATACAAATTTCTAGTTTCAATATTTATTAGAAACAAAATTG